GTCATCTCCGTCATCAACAACCAAAGGTTCAACTCCTAATCTCTTAGATACCGCCATCAACATTGCATACATAAGGATGCAATTGCCGATAGCCGTGTTCATATCCCCTGCCATTCTACCGCCGGTGGCTTGATACAAGACACCAGAAGTAGTACGGCACTTGTTCTTTGATTGCCAGTTGCAAAGTTGGGCCAGTAGTGCGTCACCCTGGAATGCCTCCTTGTAGAACCTATGCTCCTCTTTAAGGAGCATCGGTGATACATGTTTATCGAAGCGGGAGGCATCTAAGGAGAAGCACACAGGGTTGGACAAAACCTCAAACTTCTTGAGAATGAGGTCGGCCTTCGCTGTGGCATTGAGTCCCTTTGCAAAAATGCGGAGGCCATGACGATCAACCACACGGTACACGGCCCTCTCAAGGGGGTGCATGTATTGTGCCATGTGGAGATTAAATCTGGGTCCTCTCGCCTGGATCATACGTGGGTCCGGATTTACTTTTTCTTCCGGATTGAACTTCTCACTCTTAATGAAACAACCAAGATTGGCGTCTCTCATAGTGAGTGGTCGGGATCTAAGAGATTCTTTGGCGTTGGAATAGAGCGTGAATCGCGCCCCCTTAAAGTGCGCCAGTGCCTGGTCCAATGTCTCTGGTGCGACTACTCCGATAGCGCGTCTAAGCACTCGGAGTTCGTCTCGTACAGACCGCATACCTGATATTGTGGGTAATACGGTTGCCCCGAGCACCCTATTATGGGCACTCACGAGCTCATTGCACGTGCACGCAGAGTGTGTCTGACAGAGATACAGACCTGGAACAGGTGGCAGCAACCTAAAGAGTTTACGTCCACATGAATGACCCCAGTGTGTCGGCGGCCGAGGAGCCTGGTGATGCTGCGCGGTCGGTTCCAAGTGGTTAAAACCCTTCCACGCGCAAACACCAGGCACCAACACTGGGGTGTCCTATTTGGGCAGCTGGGCCACTCTCATGAGATGTGGTCCCAGACAGGCGGTCACAATCTTTGACCCCCTAACTTTGTCCCAGACCTTGATGGTTCCGAGACTAAGGACCTTTTCCTTTGTGGTCCTTTTCCTCTTGTAGAGGATCTCCCCTGAGGCCAAATCATTTGCCTCCTGCCAAGCAGACACCTCTTTCGGTGTTGCTGGCCTCCACTTCTTCACCCCACCGAAGGCACTCCTCATGTTG